TTGAACGGTATTTCCTATGCAAAAAGTTTCACCCCCTGGACCTTCCACGAAATATCTTAATTTGCGAATTTGTCCGTAAAGTAGTGTTGAGTCCGGATCTTCCGCGCCCGCGTTAAAGGGTGGTTTCCCCTCGGGCAACAAAAATCTTACATCTGGATGAAACGTATACCACAATAAATTTTCCAAATGATGTGTTTGATTTTGTTTAAGTAGATCGCCTCTTTCCTTTTGACTCTTTGCCTTGTCTACCAATTCCAATAATTGCATTAATGATAAAGCCATAATTAAAACTCCTGTATCGATTCAGTCATATCTTTAAGTCGATGCTTAATAAAATAATTGAGCATTCTATCACGACCCAAATATTGGTCGTTCTCATACCTTGTTCTTATATTTATAACGATCTTATCTGGAATACAGCCAAGATCTATTAAAGTTTCATTCCGTTTAAAGTTTCTTAAGATTTCACCCTCAAGGACTTTTTCCGGTACTATATTTAGCCATTCCATGATCTTCTTCTTCGACATTGGCTTTTGTCGTAGTCCTTCTACAAAGCAATCGTCATTTGAAAGAATATTAGGTATTCCATCACTTCTATCTCCTTTTACTATTAAAGACCTCAATTGACCTTCCGGATCACTTTCTTTAATAAACTTTTTAGTTCGAGGAGACCATTGAGAAACATTAGGATATTTTTGCAATTGGATAAAATCTTTATCAGAAGAAACTATCAATATATTATAATCTCTATGAGAAAATTCTTTACAAATAACCCCGATAATATCATCTGCTTCACATCCTTCCAAAGTAACTACTCTGTAAGGCATATTTTCTGCTATTTCATTTCGTATATTATCCATTGTATTAAATAGCACTTGCCAATCTACATTTTGTTTATTTTCTTCTCTTGCTTTCTTTCTATTGGCCTTATAAAAAGGATAAATGTCTTTGCGCCAATTTTTTTTATTATCGCAACAAAAAACAACTTCTTTTCCATACTTATTGCTAAATTTATTCTTGATCATTTTAATATTATGGAGAACCATATGCCTCATCGTGGCATCCTCTTTACCTGGTTCAAATTGTTTCCGGAATCCCATAAAATTAGCAATTACCATCTGGTTATAATCAATTAATATCATATTATTTTTTTAGTTTTTTAATTTTAATTTTCTTTCCCAGTTTTACTTTCTTTTCTTTTTTTGTTGTGATTATTATTTCACATTCTTCTATCATCATATCATAAAATTTAATTAATCTATTTTGTAAGGGTTTATTTAAATGGCTATAAGCTTCTGCAAAATCTACATCACCTTCTTTGGCTAATTTTATTTCACTAGCCATTTCTACAATTTCAGATTTTAAATGTTTAGCTACTGGCCTTGAAATTTTATTATGTGCTACAAATTGTTTAAAATTATATTTCTTTTTAAAATTTTCTTCGAGTTGTTCGTCAACAATATCCTCTATATCATACTTTAAATTTTTCGCGGCTTCTCGAATTCTTTTCTGAATATCTGGTTTTACTTTAGATTTTGTATCTACTGCTACTTTACGATTCTCGGCAATCTGTTCTATCTTTTTTAATTTTTGAATAAAAAGATCTTCATATTCTTCTGGTAAACTCTTTAATCCCCTTAATTTCATTCGCGCAATATAACCAACATGATTTCCAACCTCGATTAAATCTGTGATTTTAAGTTTTCCGGGAGATTTACTTTTTACTTTATTTTTTTTATAATATTCTTGAACAAACTCCATACTCTCTTTAAAATCAAAAAATTTATAATACCATCTAAAGGCTTCATGAATTTCAGATTTTAATTTATCGAGAGGCAAACTATCCCAATCATTCGGATCCGGTTCGTCACCCATATATTTTGCGTTAATACTTCTTTTCGAAAAAGCCATTTAGCTACCTTCGTACTTTCCAAGCGTTACGTTATATAATTCTTTTAGCTCACACATAATATAATGTAAGATAATAGACATTATGCCTTCACATTTTTCCATATGATTTAAATTAATATGTATATAATTTGAGAGTCTATCTTTCAAAATTCCCCCATCATATCCCAAAATGCCGAAAGTTTCCATTCCGTTTGAATCGGCCCATTCAACGGCTTCTATAAGATTTTTACTATTGCCACTTCCACTAAGAACAAATAATCCATCGCCCTTATTAGCATAAGTTACAAGTTGGTGCTTAAATATATTATTGTAAGAATCGTCATTAGATGTAGCAGTAATGAAGCCGATGTCATTGCAAAGAGATATAGCTTTGATTCTAGGTCTTGAAAGTCCATTTTCAATAGTTCCTTTTGTTAAATCTTGAGCGAAGTGATTAGAATTACATGCACTTCCCCCATTTCCACATATAAAAAACTGTTTTTCGTTTATATATATGTCCCAAATGCTCTTTAATAGTTCATCAAGTTGTTTTTCTGAAACTAAATGCAGAGAATTACTTATAGAATTAACATGCGATTGCCAGCCTTTTTTAATTAATGATCTTCTTAATTCTATTTCTGAATTCACTTTAATATCAGGCATACTATTACTTATTAGATCTGACTTCCAAATTACTTCTATATTTTTATTTTTCATTATTAAATACTATTCTTGTTCCCATATTATCAAATTTTACATCAAATGTGTCTAAAGTTCTATTTTTCATATGTATCTCCTTAGCATGATCTGTCATAAAAAGTATATATCCTCCGCCACCTGCTCCACATATTTTACATCCTGTAGCCCAAGAAAGAGATGTCTGCATGATGGCATTAATACCATCATTAGTGATTCCTTTAGCAAGAGTACTTTTAATATCCATAGATTTACTCATATATATACCAAAATCATCATATTCACCCTGCTTATAATAATCTAAAGCTTGAGTACAAAAGTCATATATTTTATTATATTTTTTTAAATTTTTCTCTATAGAACTTTTCTGAGAAGTAAGGATTGTAGATGATTGTCTATGATGTCCAGTATTAACCAAAACGAACTTTTTTTCAAAATCTGAATTATATTGTAATTCTTTGATTTCTACTCTACTATCTTCAAAAAACCGAAAGTGGTTAAAACCGCCGTAACTAACCGCAAATTGATCTTGCTTCCCAATCGGCTTATCTAAGATTTCAAGCTCAATATGACATGCTAGATGAGCAATATCTACCTGATTCATTGGGGTCCCAATCCAAGTACTTACAGCATTTATTAATCCAACTAATATACTTGAAGAAGAAGCCAATCCAGACCCCTCAGAAGGGATGTCCGCTAAAGTTGTAATTTCAAGACCGGGAGATACCTCAAAATATCTAAGAACTTCTCGAATATATTCATGTTCGATATCATCAACTTCTCCGACAGTTTCTTTTTTAGTATAATTACAAATAAATTGATCTCGATATAATCTATTCAATATAATATAAGTAGATTTATCGATAGCGGCACTTATGACTTGACCACCATTAGGTGCTACAGTATAATATTCCGGAATATCGGTTCCGCCGCCGAAAAAACTAATCCGTAGGGGGGTTTGACAAACTAACAATTCTTTTCTTCAGTTCAGTTGATGAATAATGATGAAATCTTTTACAATAATAAAGTTCAATATTTTTCATGATACATGTATTATACCCTGTTATGGGTTTTTTGTCACGGGAATAATCATCACCTAAAAATCTAATATTAATTTCTATTGTTTTTAATATATTTTTAAGATCTATTTCTGATTCATAAGGAATGATTTCATCAACATATTTACATCCCCTTAATTGTATGAACCGTTCAAAGACAGACTGTACTAGATTTTTTTTGTGAGCAGGGCTGGTGTGAAGACCAGCAATTAAATAATCACAATTTTTTCTCGCTTCTTCTAACATTACAATATGGCCTGCATGTAGTAAATCAAAACTAGAAGCTGTAAATCCTTTTTTCATAAGGCCGTTGCTATTCTTTCGGCATCTTCTGTTTCTTCGAGTTCATCTTCAATATCCATTAATTCAAACATCTCTATCCATTTAGGTGCTCTGTAATCCCAACTATAATATTTGTCCGCATGTTTTTTAGCTCGATCTATAATATCCTGTGTTTCATCATCCCAATATGTATCTAATAATTTATCTACTTCATCTGCAAATCTATAACAATGTTCTATTTCATCTTTAATATAAGGATACATAAATGCATGATCAGAGCAAGTCTCCGGTAACGCACCTAAACTATTTGTAAGCATTAATGTTCTGGAAGACATTGCTTCCATAGCAGTTCTACAAGAAGTTTCTTCCCATATACATGGATAGGTCCAAATATGCATATCTTTCCATTCTTCTCTTAAAGGTCTCCCTTTAACAATTTTATGAAGAGTCATATTAGGATTTTTTTCAACATGTTCAAATAATTCTTGATATGGTTGATCGTTTTCTTTCCAACCATATATCTGATAACTTGAATATACATGTAAATGCCAATCATCTCTGTCAAGTTCGTGTAAGGCATTACATAATACATGTAAACCTCTTTGAGGAGTGGAAGCATAAATTAAATTTATTTTACCGTCTCTAGGTTTTTCATAATGCTCATATGGAAATATAGCTGTTTTTTGAACCTCGCAGCGATCCATTGGTAAATCATATTTTTCCAGAAAAGTGTGCATTTGCCAATAACTCGAAAAGATTAATTTCTCAAATTCTTTCGCACCGTCTTTATTTCCTAAAAAATCATGGCCCCCACTTCCATCTTTAGCTAAATCATGAAACCACCAAATTCTGGGTAAAATAGTTTGAATATTTTCTGGATATAATCTTGAAATTACCCATTGATAATCTGTTTTATATTTTTCAGGTAAATGTGACCATAATTCTAAGGTTGTTAATTCTGTTCCCCCAAAAGAATCTTTGGCCATATTATTTTCTTTTCTTTGAGGGATTGTCTTATCTTTATAAATGTCTTTCATACGTTGATCTTGAATGTTCTAGGACTATTTAAAATATGTTCGGTTAATTCTTTATGAAAATTTATATTTGCTTCTCTACATTCTTCTAAAGAACTTTTATATTGTCTTTGTTCCTTATCTTGAACAGTTTTCCACCAATCAGTTGTAGGACAAAATAAAGGTGTATGCTTTAAACCATAAAATTTAGAAGACCATGGAAAAACTATTACAACCTTTCCCAAAAGTGTTGCCCAATAAGCACCATGATAAGAATTTGTAACAACAATATCTCCACTTGCGATAAATTCTATTGTTTCCTCAAAATTAAATTCATTGTTTCCTTTATGAGGATAATCCCAAGTTTCTTTCGGCATGCCATGAATAATATTCATTGGAAGAGAAGCATGAGTAAAAAATACAATATCATGTTTTACTTCATATTCTTTATCGAAGGCTTCGTGCATACAACTGGAGCATGGAACCCATCTTGCTGTTGGTATAGAATTATATAGATGTGGATGATGATCTCGTATACCCAATAAATCAAATGATCTTATATATGCCGGATAAGTTATATTCATTGGTGGAATACATTGTACTTGTTCATCTAAACAAATATACATATGTTCGCCTAGTCCCCATCCATATAATCTATAATTAGAATTTTTTTGATGTTTTAGAACATGAGACATTGGTCTCATTTGGCCTATAAGTCCCCCACCGCCGTAAATAACATTTTCATGGGGTGGTGAATAATCATATTCTAATTGGAAAATATCTTTTTGATTTCCAGGCAAATCAAAATATTTTGTAGGAGTACTATACGAGTCACCTATGTTAGTTTCATCTGTCCTAAATATATTAGTAAACTGTAATTTCATAGAAAGGTATCATGAGTGAATTAAATGATTTTGGTTTCAGCACTGTTAGTGAGCAAGAATTTACTTCGGCCGCTAAAGAACCAGAAGAGAAAGTAGTTTCCGCAGCGGTTGAAAAAGCCAAGGCTGGACAAATAAAAGAAGTTGAGGGGACCGTGAATAAAATCTGGAGTCTGCTGGACTATCATTACGAAGATATTGATAAACATAAGGAAAAATTAAATAAAGAATTCAGCCGACAGATGAAAGAAGTTGAAGATTTAATTGTACCTCTGCTAAACAACTTAGCAAAATCTTCCACTAATGAATATATATATTGGCCAGGAAGACGAGAGATTCTAGAAAAACAAATTGAGATGATTACTGAACATACTCGAGATGTAAATATATTCACTGAGTAACTCCATATTTACAAAGATAGTAAGAATCAACAATATCGGTTGCAGGGTTGCCATTTTCTTGAACTAATTCAAAATTATCCGGCTCTGCCTTCCATGCTTCTAGCATAGCTTCTTTATTAGAATTTCCCTTACCCGTTGCGAACTTCTTAATAACAGTTGGAGGAACTGTTTCATAACGGAAACCATTCTGTTTTAATTTAAATTTCAAAATACCAACATTTTCCGCAATGTTAAAAACTCTACCTGTAGACGAATAAGAATAATCTTCTATTATAACTTTCTCAACTCTACCATTATGCCAACGTAATGCTTCTATGGTCCAATCAGCTAAAAAAATATACTTATCTATTAATTTTAAATCTTTTGGTAACTTATAACAATTTACATTTTGAAGGGCGGACCACCGAGGCCTCCACTTATCCAAAGCAAAAAAACTAAAATTACAATCAATAGGATTAATTGTTCCATCTTTTTTAAATATACAAATACATGGGCTGGTTGTAGAATAATCTATTCCTGCGCAAATCAATTAAAATCCTAACTGTTGTAATTCTCTTATACTATCATTTGCAGATGTATGTAAGATAGCAATGCCACCTTTTGCCTTCCATTCAGCTACATTTGATTCGGAATCATCAATTAAAATATTCGGAGATAAATTTTCTTCAGCGGCATAATATTGTTTTTCCCTTTGATAAACACAATGAACCCTCACAGGGTATAATTTATAGTGTTCAAAAACCCATTGCATTTTTTGCCGGCGGCATTCGGGAAAAACAGGTTCGTCGGGAATCGCGGAAAGAACATGCCAATCAAATTGTCCAGAAATATGATTTACTAATTCATCAGCATCTGTCATTTTGGGAAGGGAAAGGAAAAAATCTTCAGGGAGAAGTTCCCACCTTTCTATGCCACCTTGTTTCCATTCTTTTTTAGTACCAAACTTTTCGATGATGGATTTATTAAAATCTGATAAAACACCATCCATATCAATAAAAACTTTCATAATTAATCGTATACAAAATTCATTTCGGTTTCAGGGTCAACTTTTTCTTTATATTGTTTATCAAGAATGTCTTCCAGCCAAAGTTTACCCGTAAAGGCTGGAGCATTTTCGATATCTTTCCACAATTCTTGAACTGTGGATATACCTAATGATTCAGTATGTTTTTCAAGAACTTTAACACACCCATCAACATATTTTTCAAATGACGTTTTCATATTATCCCTATTATATATCATTAATACACAAATATCAACAATAAAATTTTAAATCAAATCTACAACTTCACAACCACCATCACTCCCACAGGCTTGTGTTTGCGCACCGGCTGTATGGTCTTCTTTTTCATAATCACTTAATTTATCCCAAGCTACATTTTTGGGCATTTTTGATAGTAATTCTTTATACTGTTTTTCATCGCAATCTTGGTAAGGAGCTTGTTTATATGCGTGTTCACTAAATGGTAAAAATGAAATACCACTAATAGAATCAAAATTATCCCAAACCCAAGAACCTACAACCATCCATTCGTGTTCCTTAACCGATATTGTAATAGATGGTTTATGTTCGCACCAATGGTCTTGATATATTTTCCACAATTCTAACTGTTCTATAGCTGTCATATCCATTCTACATACGGCCCCCTTTGGACTTTTTTGTGGAAAAGAAAATACTGAAGTATGTGCTGGTTTTGTTATATCGGGTTCATTCGGAAAATTGGCCTCTTTCATGAACTTACATAAAGGATCTTTATTATCGGCCCGCACAGTTCGTATATAATAGGGATTATGACGAGCATGAATACCACTAGCACTGTCAACGAGCTGAGAAACAGTTCCACTCGGTTTGACACAAGTAACCGCCGCAGATCTCGGAATCCCCAGTTTTTCTGCCCACTCTTTATTTGTTTCGATAGCAACATCTCGGAGTTCCTCTAAAAGTTTACCAGTTTTTTCTTTTCCTCTTTTTCCATTTGTTAATTCATTATCCATTATTCCGGTAAGAGAAACTCCCAGAAGTCGCTCTTCTTCGCAGTTTCTAGCCCATTCTTTAGTAAGGTATTTGAAGTTAGTGAGGGTTGATTGGAAGGTTCCAAGAATTGTTGCATTGCGAACTTTGATCTTAAGAGACTCGCGAGAGTCCCGTCCTCTGACAACGACTTCAGATAAGTTGCAAAATTCTCGTGACCGTAAAATGATCTCGCTGCACGGATTTGTGCCAAACTCATGTCCGGAATCTCGTCTTCGTAAAAATCCTCCATGTCCATCTTGCTCCCTTTCATTTAATTTTTGTACTTGTCGATTAGCGGAATCTCCATTATATATTCCGCGTTCTCCAGATTTTGAATCATAAAGAGATAACCACTCTCTCATAAAAGTACCAACGTCAGGTTTTTCTTTATAATTAACAGAATTGTTTGATAATGCGCGCTGAACATTACCTTTATACCATTCTCCATGTTTTGCAAATCTCATTTCTCGATCATTTAGATCACTTAGACTAATGAGAGCACTTCTTCGTACGCCGCCCACTACAACTACTTCCGCGGTTTTACATATAATGTCATGACATTCAATTGGTTTAAGCTTTCTTCCCGCAGCATTTGAAATAATTTCTGTTACGAAGTTAAATAAATCTACTAGCGGCTCCGGACCAGAAGCTCTACCACCAAAAGTTTTTAAAGGCATACCGGCGGCTCTTACCTTACTCATATCCCATTTAGGCTTCTGTCCTTGATATAATAATGAGACTAATTCCTTATAAGCTTTACACCATCCCAATTTACTATCTGCAACTACTATAGTGGTATCTGTTGGAAAAAATTCTTCTGCGATAATTGGCATTTGATTTGTATATTTTTCTTCAACGGAAAACCCAACTCCTGTTCCATTCATTAAAACATACATAATTTCATCAAACGTTCTCTGATTATCACATTTTAAATATGAACAATTATACCCAGCAACATTTTCTTTTTTGAGAGGGTCCCCGGCCGTCATTAAACATCTCATAGATGGCATAACTTCTAAATTTAGAACCGCCTCTTCTAATTCTTTTCTTACCGTATCAGTAAAATCATAATTACATTTTTCTTTTAAATCATCTTTAAAAAAATCAAAATATCTTCCAATTGTTTCAGACCATTTTTCTCTTCTTTCTTCATCATACCTCCATCTCGCATATCTTGAAAGATGTATAAATGATTGATATTCTGTAGGTAAGTTCATTCAATTTCCTTTGCTTCTAGTTTTTCTAGGAATTCTTTTTGTTCTCGATTTGATAGTGCTTCAATATTTCTAGGTCTTCTTCTTCGGTCTGCCAACTCATACTTTAATATTTCCATTTCTTGTTTAGAGAATGTTACAGCATCTTTACTATAATCTTCAAATGCTTCACAACATAAAGGAAATTCGGACTTAACCAACTTATACATAGCATTAGCATAATCACGAGTTTCTTTTTGCGTGTGATTATCCATTCTTAATTTACAAAAATGGAAAAAATTATGCAAATCTATTTTCCAAACAACTTCGGTATAGTTGCCTACTGGGAGAATAGAGCGCGCTAATTCTCGAGCTAAATCTAGATCTAATAAATTGTGATAGGATTGAATAGCATTATCATACATGCGATTAAATTCGAATTTAACAAGACCTTTTTGCTCAATTTCTTCACCCCTACCCTGATTGTTCTGGGTTGATTGTTTTTGTATATCATCGTCATGAGGAACGTAAAAATCTTCACTCATTAACGAATATCGTCCTGAATATTCATTTAAATTCGCCGTCCGATGCCGAATTATTTGTCTCATAACGAAGATAGGTAATTTTAAATAGAATTTTACTTCACACATTTCAAAGGGAGATGTGTGCTTATGTCTCATTAAATATCGAATTAAATTACGCGTCTCGCTAACTTTTTTTGTGCCTTTACCATAACTTATTCGTGCTGCATCAACTACATCGTCATCACTTCCCATAATATCTAATAATCTAACTAGCCCATCTTCATGAACTTTCACCTCTTCATTCATATTCTTTTCCACTGATTAAATTTTATTCTTGCGGGAAGGCCACGATAAGTATTCATATTTATTATATCAATAATTTCCAAAATATCCATTTCACCTAAGACCATATCATTAATATCTTTAAATTTAACAGTATCCGGCCATATGCAAACCGCGAATCCTTTTTTAATAGATTTTTCAATTTTTAGTACAATTTCAGTATTTCTTGGTTCATTATCATATACAAAAACAACGTTCTTAGCATAAAACATGCTAGCATCATCTAGGTCACTACCAGCCATAGCCAGACAATTTGGTAGAAACATGCTATCAAACGGTCCTTCAACAATGTATATTAATTCATCATCTTTTATTCTATCTAATCCAAATATTTTTATGGCACTTTTATCTATTTTAATAGTAAAATATCTTAATGTATTATTGTCTAAACTTCTTCCCTGTGCCGCAATAAGTTTTCGGTCTTTACTAAAAAATGGAATAATTATTCTAGGATCATCTACTTTCAATCGTGCGGCAAGTTCAACATCATAATTGCTTACCCAAGTTTTAAAACAATCTGCGAAGTACATATCATCATATCGAACCTTAGGCAACATTCTTACATCGCAAAATTTTACAGCCGGGTGATCTGGAGGTAAATCAATTATTTTTGGGGCATCTATTTTTGCTGGATCATGTTTAAAAACTGGTTTTCTAAAAATTGGCACTTTTTCTTGCTGAAGAGGTGTACCTTTTTCTTCTTTATAATTTTCAAATGAATATTGTCTTGATAAGGAAGGATCTAATTTGTCTAATAAAAATTTTATTGAGCCGCCGGTTCCACAATTATGACATTTAAATATTAATTTATTTTTTTTATTGAAGAGATAACCTCTTGCCTTATATAAATTCTTTTGTGAATCTCCACATATTGGACATCTAAAATTATATAAATCTCTGGATTTTCGGGCAAAACGTGCTAAGCGAGCAGAAAGTAGATTAGCATACTTGTGGTCAATATATAAACTCATCGTACTCTATTATGCGGGGTTGTTTTATTTAATAATATATTATAGTATGATTTAAAAGAAATGTCAAGAAAAAAAAAGGGACCAAAAGTCCCCTCTCTTTTCCTGCCGAGGATGCCACTAGGGTTTATTAAACAGCCTGACAACCTTCATGATTTCAACTCCTGCATTAATAGCTTCTTCAACATGCATTTCAACATCTTCTACAAGATCATGTAATTTAAATTCATCTTTTGCAAATTGAACTAATTCTACAAATTCTTCATCGTCTAAATCTTGCAATTCAACTAAAACGTCTTCGATATTTTCAATAGCTGGGCCCAACCTCTTCAATGGTTCGATGAACTTCATTGCATCTGACCATCCAATGTCACCATCTTCCAATGCGGAAGCAGTTGCGTTACCTAATGAAAAAACAAAAGCTAATACGTCTTTTGTTTCTTGTATTCCTGCCATAATTACCTTTCTATATTTTGTGGTTAGGGTGTGAAGGAAAAATCCTTCTTTGTTCTCCAATACCCATCGGTTCCAGTCTCTTTAAAACTTCACCTTTCTTTTTCTTTTTTCTTACTGGTGGATCATCTCCGGCTTCTGCGCTGCCGGCAATTCCACCTGCTCCCATAGACATAGCGGGTGCATCTTCCTTAACTTCTTTGTGTTTGATATAATCTTTAATCATCTGAAGATCCATATCATGTAATTTTTTCCAATCAGGATCGTCGGTCCATTTAATGTCGGCTTCACGATCAGCTTCCGTGTCGCCTTCTGCTAGAAAATCTCCTTCTCCCCACTCTTGAAGCATGTCTTCATATATAATTGAAAACTTTTCTTCCAATATTTTTTCATCTGTTAATATTTTTAGATTTTTTTCTTCGCGAAGAAGTAATAAGGCTGCAGCATAGGTAGCAATTGTTGATTTTCCAAAAGGTATCTTACCTAACAATTTCTTCAAATTGAAGATAAGAGTATCCATCATAGTATAGGCATTTCTTTGTTCTATAGTAGTAAAATCTCTTTTTTTAATGAGAACTTTACCATTCTTATCAATAATACCTAACTTATAAGCATCTGTTTTTTCAAATTTGGTGACTAATCTCTTTAGGAAGGAAAATAAAAAATATAATTCTGAACCCTGTATAAGTGCTGATTTTAAACCCATAAAAATCCTATAAATTTCTTAATTGCTTTACTACGTTCTGATCAAGAGATATATCACTATCCCGAATATTTTTTCCCTTTATACTATAGACAACTTTTGGCATTCTTTTTAAATATATTAAAAAGGGTTTTAACACGTGCCAACTATTTTCATCTATTTTATAAAATAATATTCGAGTTCCGGGTTCATTCTCGAATAGATTATATATCATAATCAAGTGATTAAGAATTAATCTTTGTTTTAATTCATGAGTTGTTAAATAATGATTTAAAAGCCTTTTTAAATATTTAAACCTTTTCATATCATCTCTATAATCCTCGGTGCCGATACATTGAGGATTATCATAAAACTTCATGCAATATAATTCTATATTGTTTTCATTTATATCTTCAAAACTCACTTTTTATCTTTTTTTTCACTTTTTGAACCTTTGGAGGTTCCATTATCAACGACATCATCATTTTTATCTATCATACTTAAATAATGATTTGAAACTTGAATTGCTCCGTCAAGAGAGGCAAGCGTCCGATCTAATTGTTTAATTTCGTCGGTCGCTTGATCCAATCTTGTTTGCACTTGCAATCTATCTTTTTGTAAGAATTCTAATTGCGTATCAATATCACTTTTTTTTATCATAATATATCCATTAATTAATTATTTATTATGCAACACCGTCCCAAAGTAAAAGATACTTGGTTACGCCGGATACACATACTTTTATTGCACCATTTGCAGGACCGGTATTTGTACTAACGGTATTTTCACCGGAAGTTAAAAATGGTCCGACATTGGCTCCAGCTGCAGCACTATATCCGCCCGCTGGTGTCGCATCCCAAGCAAAAGCAACATTTTGTGATGCTCCTGTTAAGGTGCTTGCAACATCAAATTTAATAAATGCTGTAGGACTCGCACTAGGTGCAGCCATTGTATTAGCATGACTTAAAATCATGACGTATGAGTTACCAGAATCGGCACTATCCCATGTATTTAAATCAAGCGTAGCTCGTGTGGCTGATGTTTCTGCGGTAAAGGCAACATTAGCATCATGTATATGGACCTTTGAGGACGAAGCCGTTAAAGTTCCAACATTAGCTTGTGTTGCTCCAGCACCTTTTACATCAACAATAATTTGCGATGTGGTAATATTATCAAAAACATCAGTAGATGAAGGTGTAATATTAGCGGTGTGGGTGGTTTTGTGAACTATTTCTTCAGTGCCTGCTGCTGTACCAACTATGGTATGAGTAACATTTGCTAAGAAGGATTGTACTGTAACTTTCTTGTTCACTGGCGATCCACTCGGATCATCAATAATATGAAGTAAATCTTCTGACGCCGCTTCTGACGCGGGCGTTAACGCGGTTATTTTCTTATCAGCCATTTTTCTCCTTGCTGGCTATTGCAGTGGGACTCACCACCAGTTAAAATCATGCTGAGAATCGCTTTCTTGCGAAGGGTTTTTCTCAGACATCCAAATAATTATTTATGACACTAATCCTAAGCGTTCTAATTCATCTAAAATTCCACCCCAACCGCCGGCGGCAGCCGCGGCTGATTCAGATGAAATAAAAGTAGCATTAGCAGCTACAGGAGACGTACCATAAAAACCAACCGTGTCGGTAGCGCTTCCTATTTGTAGGCCGCCTCTAAATCTCATTACTGTAGTATTAGCAGAAATATACATATCTTTTTCGACACCATCTTCGAGTGCCATATCAATGCCGGATTCTAATTGCATATTTCCGGTTTCAGAAAAGTTACTAGTAAAAGAACCATTATCTGGAACACTATCTTCTATTAGTAAACTACCTTGAAAATCTATTCTTGATTCTATTAAACCAACAATTTGCCATCGATCTGTTGTCTTATGTCCGGTAACTGTATCAAATTTAACACTAACACCATTAGCAAGGGCTTGATCGCCCCCAGTGATACTAACAGTTGTTGCGCCGGTTGCGGTATTTCCATCTCTCCACCATTTAAAAGTGTCATTGGAGGAGACAGAAGTACCATCAATTTCTACATGCCATACTGAATTTTCTTCTAAATCTAAAGTTCCTAAAACAACCTTTAAATCATCTACCTCGCCTTTTAATATTTCAGGCTGTAAAGCAGTTTTGGAATTTCTTAAATTTATGTCTCTAGCAACATTTGTATCGGCACGCGATTGGATTTTATTAGCAACACTTCTTGTGGTCTTATCCGTAGATAAAGCTGATAATAAATTATCTAATCTTATCTTTTTATTAACCGGATTACCTAATGGATCATCTACTATGATTAATAAATCTTCAGAGGTTGGCGATGCGTGTGTATCTAGAGCCGGTATAGTTTTGTCTGCCATTTATTTCTTCGATTCTGTTTCAAGTTCTTGCAGTTCGGGTACTTCAACGTCTACAGATTCAGCTGTCGTTAAAATATCATCACAGGCACTAACTGCACCTGCATAGGCCTGTATATTAGCTTTTATTTGCTCAATTTCTTGAAGTTGTCGCGAAAGTCTACTTTCTAGTTCAACTTTCGCGGCTACATGTTGTCCACGTTTTTCAATAATTGTGCGAACATTTATATTTTCAATGTATTCCATTATATTATATTAAATTAAGTTACGGTTAATGTAACTGCTGTCATACCTGTAAGAACCAACAATGCGGCTGTTGTTGCATCGGTTGTATCTTTAACTGTTCCACCAGCAAGTAAAATGTTAGCTCCACCTAATGTAAGAACATCACTTGTTGCAACTGTTTCAGATGCTTTGGTGAATGTAAGTCTATTCGTTCCGGAACCTGAAGCATAAACACAAACGTGTGGTCCTCGACCTGATCCAGATCCTTGGTTACCATTAGCAATGGAAACTGTAGGTGATCCAGTAACTGTAACTCTTTCATCATAAGTAACCTGAACGGATACTGTTCGAGATCCGCCGGTGATTGCCGCGGCAGTAAATCTCATTGATGTAATAGATGGTGCTGCAAGTGTTGTACCAAGACCGCCCATAGCAACTAGAATTTCGGGAGATGCTGAAGCATTTTTACTTGCTTTAGTATTGATAGCCCACCCTTCGTTAGTTGCATAGACACCCTGCTTGTTATATACTGCACCTTCTGTGGTACCTATAAATTTTGGTTTTTGCGCCTGTGTTCCGGCAGCAGCTTTTCCCCATAAAGGCATTATGTCTCCTTGTTTGTTTAAAATATTTATAACAACTTTTTAAATTCGCGTATAGAAATATTATCTATATTAGAAATCTCTTTATTAAAACAATTTTCTTCCTGAACATGTATAAATTCAACTTCAGGAAAATAATCTGTAAACATTACTTCAAAATTCTGAATCCACCCTGCCGCTTTCACCGGTAATGCATAACTAGGGGCATAGCAATCTGTGTCTTTATATATATTGTTTACTTTTCCATTATTTATGTTAAAATCAAAACCCATTAAATAAACCTTGTCGGGATTTTCATTCTCACAACATAACCAGGTTGCAAGAGGTCCTGAATCTAACAAAGGTATATGTTTATAATCATCAACTACATTTATCTTATCGTCTTCGGTGATCCATGTGAACCAATAGCATGGGTTTTCTTGTAAATCCATTGTATGGGTATCATCATGAAAAACTCTACTAATTTCTTGCCCGTAATGCGCGAATTTATAATCTGTTTTTTTATTCTCTATTACTTTTATTCCGGACTTTAACGTTGACCGAAAAACCGGATACATATCAGGATCCAGTAACTGAAAGTTCCTAAACCAACATTGATTTGATTTAGGATATTGAGATTCTACCAATTCATGTAACATTTTATTATCAATGCATATAAGATTGGTTGGTGTCCAATCTCTATACATCGCATTACATCCATATGTTGTATGATCCAATAATAAATTAAGGTCAAAGTCTTTCCGACTCTCACCGTTTCCAATCACTATAAACATATATGTTTGTTATGCGGCCGAATAATCCTTAGTTCCCTTAGGCTCTGCTGGTCTGGGTGAAGCGTATGAATAAGCATCACCTACTCTAGAAATTTGTCCGGCATCAACCATATCATCTAAGAGTTTTTGTACTTCTGTTGGGCTGCACCTTAATGTTCTGGCAATGGTTGAGGCAGAAGCAGGTTCATCTGAAACAGCAAATTCGGCACCAACTGGTTCGCCGTCTGTGCTGGCAAAAGAACTTCGGAACAACTCTAAAATTTGATCTTGTAACGAATTACCTTCTTCTTTATTTACCTCGTTCATTTTGTTCTTAAATTTTCGAACAAAGGCTACTCCTGTACTTTCTTTCATCTTGTCCTCTGGATCCATTTTTATTTTGTTATCAATATTACCACCTTCTTTTACTTTGGCAGAATCTTCTACTTCAGCTTTCACTGATTTGGAAATTGCTTTTCTTTTTTTGTGTATAAATTTATCAGAATCATCTTTATCACCATCATTATCAATATCTTTGTCTTTGCGATCCTTAAATTTCTTTTTTACAGCATCTGGTTGAACCGCATCCAACCCTTCACCGTCATCAGACTTATCATTCTTATTAGTTTCTCTAGTTATTATCGGTTCTACAGATAGTCTCTTACCTAAAATTTCTTTAGCTTTTTCATAGGCCAATTTTTTAATTTTTTCTTTAAAAATTCTACGTCTGGCGTCAAGTTTTTGATCTTCGATTTGTTGGCCTTCTGGTTCGTTGCTGCCAATTAATGCCGTGCCAATTGCACCTAATACTTTCCCCTTAGTACTGGTCTGGACGTCCTTTTTCATGGTAGGATCATCTGATAACCTTGCCTGAGCTGCTTTCTTTTGGGCTCTTGCTTTAGCTTCCGCGTCCATTCTTTTTTGCTGATCTTTGTCTGCATTAGTTGCCGTGTTAGTTCGGGTTTGATCCGAACTAGCTTGAGTTGCGCTAGCGGCATTAGTTTGAGCTAGTCTCTTCTTATTAAGATCTTTCTTTAGCTGCATCGACTGCTTCTGTGATTGAGTCATCTGAGTAACTTCAGTTATATCTGAATCATCCGTAATCATTTGACCGCAAGCTTTTTCTAAATCTTCTAATTCACATTCATCTGCTAATTTTTGAACTTCGGGTGAAGGAGCATCAATTGTTCCCATTTTAGTAGCATAAGCAAGAGAAACTAATCTGCGTTCAGTATTTTTAATTAACCTCTCACCAATTTCTCCCCATGTTAATTCATGATATTTTTTATACATTCCTTCAAGAATAAATTTGTGAGAAGGTATGAAACATTCATCATATTGCTCTGTTTTCATTTTTTTCATAACTGAATTAGCTACTTTTTGATCGGTCATTAGAACCATCAAAACACTTTGTCGAGCATCTTCTGACATCTTATCTAGATAGGGTGCTAATTTAGCATAATCTTTTTTAGATACTAGCGAAGCGGCCCCTTCGATTGAAAGTCTATCTTTTCCTCTAACAGCTTTGGCTAATTCTTTAATTTGTTGAGCTATTCCTTTTGATGTAGGAAGTTCTTTTGATTCGGTTTGTGTTCCTTGATCACACCACCCGCAATGTTCTTCGATATTAAGATAATCATTAATTACCTTTTTAGCCCATTCCATATTTGTTACTGTATCTTGGTTTTTAGAAAAATCAGGCTCATCTATTCCTTTTATCGTCTTCTTTAAATTATCATCCCTGTAATCTTTTTTATTCTTGCCTTTTTTCTGATCTAATTGCTTTTCATCAACAGTTCCTCCAGCTCTTACAATTTTAAGCTTTCTTTTAGTTTCCGGAGAAGAAGGAGTTTCTCTAGCCTTCTTAGCTCTTTCTGCTTCTTTTCTTTTATTATCATACATATCTATGCCGGATGAATCAACTTCTCTCACACTCCTCACTCCTCCTTCTCTTTCCTTTCGGGCTTGAGCTGCATCGTGTGCAGGGATGTTAGTAGTGACGTTGACTTTCCTTATTCCACCTTGCTGATGTTGAAGATTTTTTTTGTGTGCGGCTTCTCTTGCTTTTGCTTGGGCGATAGCTGGATCTATTGCTTCATCTTGTTTATCAATGGCTTTACCAATAGCTTTTCTTTTAGCATGAATAACTTCATCAGAATCGTCTGTGTCCCCATCGTTGTCGATATCTTTATCCTTGCGATTACCAAATTTTTTCTTTAGCGCCTTAGGTTGGACTTTATCCATTTCCTTGCCGTCATCAGATACATCATTAGTGTTATCTTCTTCAACAGGAGCGTCCTTCAATTCCCTAATCATTTTAACATCTGCTGCGGTTATCGCGCTGTAATTCGCGGGATAATATTTTGACCAGTCCATCATTTGCTCCTACTAGCAATTATTTTGGAAAGAATTTTATTATATCTTTCGGTTTGCATTAATCTTTTTTTATCTTGTTCGGTTTTAAACTCCTCTTCGGGAGTCAAAGCCACAACATATTGTCTATATTTATCTGTTCCTAATTCTAACTGTTGGCCTTCTCCTGCCCGATTCTTATTCCATTCTCTTAAGCCAAGAATTTTTTGTAATTTATTACTAATTGGATCTTGTAAGTTAACTTCATCTACGGGAAGAGTATCTACCATTTCATGTAAATATGAAAAATCTGCCTTATTAAAATCAATCATTCCGGATCCTTCATCTAATACAGTTATATAATCAGATGTCTTTTTAATAAGTCCTCTTAATTTTGAAAGTTCCCAAAGTTTTATTTTTTCCGTTATTAATGTAAAATTATCAAAAAAACCTTGGCATTCTTTTAAACATCCTCTAATATAAGATATTTCTTGAGTATTATATGGTAAGGATTTTATGTAATTAAATATTACAGCGGCTTTCTTATCTACATGATATGTTTCGCCTTCAAATTCAACTTTTTCTATCCATAAACCTTCTTTTACTTCATCTACATCATCTACTCCAGGTATTGCTGGAACTTTCTTTTCTTTTGGTAAGGTTTTGGCAATAAAAGAAGCAGCACTCTTTTTTTGTTGTTTCGGGGTATTTCCTTTGGGCATCGGAGCAACCGGCTGCGGGCGCTTTATGCTCGTGTTAAGCACTTCCGAAGTATTGAATTTTTCTTTTATTTGTTTTTCCATTACACTTAGCTTCATTTGTTTTCTTAATAATTGATATAGAATTCTTTTGTCTTTTTCACTTAAAGTATCCGGTAAACCGGTTTTAAACGTCTCGAAATCGCTGTCTATGGCGAGGGACCTTAACTTAGATGCAGACATACCTGTCGCATCATCCGCGTCAGGATCTCTTTCTCCTGCGCTTTCTATTTCTATTTTTTTAAAATCATAAAATCCATGCGGCTTATCTTTAACGCCATTATATTGAGATAAGAGTTTTTTAAAATCATTTATTCTGTCGCTACCAACAACCATAATGATTTGTTCATATCCTTTATCGTGCAATAAAGAAGCAACTTTCATAACATCTTCGGGTTGCTCCCTGGAATATTTAAAAAGTTTTTGGCCTCTTGGCTTAAACATTTTCTTCATCCATTTGACTTTATCTTTATAATCTAATGGATTTTTTTTCGAATCTTGTGAGGAACTTAAAAAAACAAATGCATCTGCCCGACTTCTAGAAGCCACTGTTATAATTTTATTAACTAAAATCTCATGCCCGGTTGTGGGTGGATTAAACCGGCCGAATGTAAATACAGCAGTTTTTAGTGTTCCTTCACGTAATTCGATAAATGATGTCATTTATCCTCTTTAACCATTGACACATAGGCATCTTGAACAGATTTGTTTGCGGTTTGTTCCGACATATCGCGAATTTGTTCCTTGCTCCATTTAAAGCCTTTTTCTTTTTTATCTACAATTCTTTTTACAGAATTTGCTAGATCATCAAATTCATTATTTCCAAAAGGCCCGTCTCCGAAATAATTTTGTTTTTTAGCCACTATGTTCTCCTATTATTGTAATTAGCCGTTCCTTGGTATGTCGTCTATCTAATTCGATGCCGATTGTTCTTCCGTATTCTTCCAATTCACGTTTGTTCATTAATTTTAATGGTTTTGTCTTTTGATTTTTCTTCTCTTTTTTTTCGTATTCTTTTTCTCTCTTTAGGCTGTCTAAAAGGTGCCGTTCAATGATCTTATTTTCTTCCTCTGCAAACAGAAAATCTTGCTCGTGGTCATCTCTTCCATACTTGCTGCGCTTCGGCCAACCGCTAAGCCAAGCAGTAAATCTTTTCCATAAGTCTTTCATAGATGTCTTTCTATTACCAATCTGCTCTGTCTCCGCCACCCTTCCATTCTATTCTTGCATCGGAGGCTTCTTCAATGGCGTCTAAGAATCCTTGTAACATATATGGTAACTTTTGTGGTCGCCTCATAAACTTATGAGCATAGTCTTCATATATTTGCGCAAGTTTATTCTTACTTCTTTCAGGAGCATCCTCAATACATTCCCGTAACGCATTAATCAGTTTATCAGAAGCCTTAGATTCAAATAACGTGACTTCTTTTGTAAAAATAGGTCTCATTGGTCCCACTCCTTTTCTGCGGTGAAATTTATTCTACTAAATTCCATCCTGTTAACTAATTTTAAACCTTTTTGATTATCAAAAGTATCTATAGCAACAAAACCTTCTGGTTTAGTTACTCTATACCCTGAAGGGGTTTTTATAAAAGTATTTGTTATTCCTTTTACTTCTTCTAATTTTTCAACTATAAAAAGTTTGATATTATTTATTAATGATATTAATCGAAATATGATCTCTATTTGATCCATGGAACCATTTAAAGTTTTCATATATCCATCAACAGTCATTTGTTTTCTTTGCCTACCTCTTTCGGACTTTAACTTCCCTACTTCTTTCTGCATTTTATTCTCAATCCACTTAACACAATCTTTTGCTGATTTTTTATAATTATCAACAAATTCACCTTCTCTAACTTTTGTGTTCATGAATGTTTTAATGTGCGTTCTGATAATATTATCTTTTGATATATTATCTAAAAATCTTCCATTAACTTTATTAAAATCTTTTCCTAATTCAGAAAGCATTCCGGTTACTTTAGTGGTATCTGATTGAGTAAATGTCGCTGATCCACTTAAATCGGTAAAATCTGCATTTACGGCCCAAACATCTCTATGAGAAGACCATAAATTTATATCGGCTCCAAATTCTGCTTTAAGATTAGTTAAATCCTCTTCGCCGGATGTTTTATATGTTGTATGAAAAACAATCCCTACTTTAGCAGCAATAATTTTTTTAGCTAATTCAGTATTTAATGGTACGGCATATGTTATAGTGTTAGGAGTAAAAGTAACATACTTTTCTTTATCAATTGTTTTAATTTTTTTATCTTTATTATCTGTCCAAAGAACATCTCCATGGAATATATTTCCTGGTATATTTAATTTAGGCAAATGTTCTAAAAGAGCAGACATTTTTGGATGTAAAGGCCCACCACCAAAATGTTCATCTACATCTGATTGTGTAAAGCAAGGTTTCCTCATTGATTTATAATCAACGAAAAATTTTCCATTAGGATGAATTCCTGCTACCGCCGCCGG